GCTGTTAGGGTTACAGGCCGCAAAACTGCAAGGACAACTTAAGTTGTCCTTGCAGTTTTGCGGCCTGTAACCCTAACAGCTGACAAAAAGTCAAAAATCGGCTGACTTTCGGCTAAACTTCGGCTAAATTGTGGCTAAATTGCGGCTAATACGTGTTGAAGTTGAAGTTCAACACCAGTTCTGAACAGAATACTAACTGCAACTTCAACATGGCGCAACATATGTCAAGAGGTGATTATTATCACGCGGGAGTGGGCCGCCGTCATGGAGAGATGGAAGGGGGTATGATGGCGGCGCGTCGCATGGTCGCTGTCCAGGCAAACATACCTAAAAATCACTGTATCGAGGGAACTGCGGCGTTTCTTAGTCACTATCTACCACCGGAGAAAGGAGCCGAGCTTGTGCGTCTTTTGAAGCCTGGGCTTTCCGACGAAGACATATTTAAGATCACCACTTCCGTCATAGGCGGAAGGCATTCTTTGATTCACATGCCCGAAGAAACTGACATGAATAAAGTACTTGATCAGTATTTTGTTGATGTGCAGACGCATAAACGAATGGGCTATTTCACTTCTGAATATACATACAGCAATGGTTCAAAGGGTGCTCATATTACAGCGTTCGTCTGGGATCCAGAAACTGGCACCGTTGCGTTCTTCGAGCCGCGAGAACAGGGAGCTACGAGTGATAGGTGTTCGTTTTTTGTGCGACATGTTGACGTTCTGAAATACAAAGCCGGGCCTGGAATGAGGGGCGACGCAGACGGCAACTACAGAGGGCTGTTCGGTGAATATGCAATTCTTAACGTAACGAATAGCAGGGGCCCCTTATCCCCTATGTTTACACAGTCAGGGGCTGATGTTTTAAACCACATTATCAGAGAGGTGGTGATCTTTGACACGGTGCCGAAGATATACGAAGGCGAGGCAGCTCTTGGGTCGTCGGGCGCGTTTCAGGAACCTCTAAAGGATGTGAAGCTACAAGAAAATGATAGGCGGTATTACACGGATGCGCAGTTTCTTGAATCCCAGATGATCCTACAAAGCAAGTATGGCAACGCTCGATGGAACGCTATGAGCGACGATGAGCGCTATAATAATATCATAAGGAACCTTATGAAAATGTACCCTGATATCCTCCCGTTTGAGCCTATGACCGCCGAGGAGAAGCAGCAGCCGGGGTGGAAAGGATGGGACGCCGAGTCAGCGGCAGCAGCAGCAGCTGCCGGTGCCGGAGCGGCTGCGCCGATGGCGGAAGTTCGCGACGAGGATCAGATCCCGACACCAAAGATTGACGCCATGGAAGGCCAGGGAATGCCTCAACATATGGCAAGGGGGGACTACCATACGAGCGGCATTAATAGAAAATATCAGTACAGTTGATGGGGTGGGAAGGCGTTGCAATCTAGTCCGCCTTTACTTCAACCCCCTCCGCCACAACTGTCAATGGTGTCTCAATAGGAGGCGCATCTTCAACCACGCGTTTACTTCCGAACTTACCCTTGACAGCGATATAACCCTTAGCGTGTAAATATCTGAGCGCGAGTTGACCCGCGACATGCTTGCGCCGCGAAACGATTCGACCCGCCGCGTTCTTCATGAGGTCATCTTTCGTCAGCCTACCGGACGTACGCTCCGCAGTGCCGTGGAACACCTCAGCCCGCGATCCGACCTTCTTGACGGCTTTCGCCATGTTTACTGTTTATTTACACAAGGCCGGAACGCGGGCGCTTGCCGCTGCCGCCCAAGCCAAACTGACCCGCCATCTGCTGGGCCTGCGGCGCGTAGCTCAGAGCCCGGCCCGCCATGGCGGCGCCAGGGATGCCAGCCTTCTCAGCCATGCCAGAGATATTATACTTCTTGTTAAGATCGTTGGCCTTGTTTGCCAGCGAAAGACCCTTCATGACGGCCGTCGAAGCGCCGCTGAGGAAATTGCCACGGCCCACCATGCGGTTGAGGTGCGTCTTGGTCACGCCCTCCTCCGGCGTCGCGGCCTCAACATCCGCGCTATTGAGGATGGTCTTGCGGATCGCCGACTGGCCGCGCACCGTCTCAAAAAAGCCGGTGTTGATGGCCACGAGCGTAACCGTCGTAGAGGTGATGGAATCAAAATAGCCATACGGGTTGGACGTCTGCATGTTGATCTGGATAGAGTAGTTACCCAGGCAGCCCGGCGCCAGACCCGGGCTGAGCGTGATATCGTGGCCCATGCGCAGAAGGATCGGGCCGCCCGACAGCTGCGTCGCGCCCGTCTGGCGGTAGGTCGCAACCTCCGTGAGCGCCTTGCTATTCGGCGTGACGCGCGCCACACTGGGGTATGCAGCCTGCGTGTAGCCGCGCCACTGGTGCCAGTCCATCGGCATACCAGCGGCAACCGCCGACTCATAGAGGTTGAACTGCTGGAACCCAGAGCAAAGGTTGCTAAAGTTATCAAACGTAACTGCAATGTTCTGGATAGGGATATACGTGTCAAGCTGGCTCGGGCCCTTCGTGGCGGGCTTCACGTACACCATGATCATGTCCGGAATGGAAGTCAGCGAGATCGTGTTGGTGCTAACCGTCTGAGACCCCGAGAAGCCCGACCACGAATCCGTCTTGACGTAGCGAGGAAACTCAACATACGGCACTGTGGACACGAGCGGGAGCGTGATATCCGGGCCCGGCGTCAGGAACCCGCAATAGAGGGTGGGCTTGCCCCACGGGCCATACTGGTTAGACGACTGGCCAAACTTGAGGTCGCTGATAACGGTGCGGATATTCGAAGACCGCAGAATGTTGCCCGTGTTCGTCGTCGGGCGCAACATGTCGTCAACCCAGTAGGGCGGCGTCGACTTGGCAGCGACACTGATCGATGCGCCTGCATTCAGAGCCGCAAAAACGGTACCAAGCGTGGAAAAATTGAGAACAAACTGCATATTGGTCATTCCGTAGAGACCAACCGTCTGGAACTCGGCGCTGTCCGCCCAGACAAGCGGGGAGATCACAAGGGGCTCCACAACGGACACCGCGCCGTACACGGGCATCGGGCCGTTCTGGACCTGCCAGCCCGCCGAAAGCTGGAGAGTGGTGGTAAGAGCAAACCCGACCGGTGCGATGATCCTGTACTGGGACCCAGTCAGACCAAGAGAGCCCGAAAGCAGCGAGCCAACCCAACCAACAACATCAGGCGCAGTGCCAGCGGTAAAAACAGCCGTCACGTAAAGACGCGCCGCAATCATGCAGTACGGCGGAACGTCCTTAAGAAGCGTAAGGGTGTTGCCAGTAACGGAAAATCCAGCAGTGGTCGGCGCAGTCGTATTGCCCGCGCAGATAAGATCGCCACCCGGGAAACCCGTGGTCCACACCGGCTGGTTGTTCACGAACGGAACGATAACCTGGGGATACTTAGGCGTCGCACCGCTAATCTCCGTAGACGGCGTTGCGATATACCACCCGACACCCGCGCTTGCAGCAGCATACCCACCAGTGCTATTCTCAAGACCAAACGACCCCACAAGGTTACCACCTGTAGTAGGCAGCGCCAAGAACGGAAACGAAGGCGCATTGCCCGCGGCGATAGGAGTAGCGGCAACGCTAGCCAGCGGGGCGGACTGGGTAATATCCGAAAACCAAGTTGTAGGGTATGCGCCGTTAGGAAGATCACCAAGCGCGTTCACAACGGAATACGAAGAGAAGTTACCAGAGCCGTTAAACACATCATCGCGACCCCATGCATACGTATCGATATTCGTCGGGGTCGTCCGCTGCTTGATATTCTCCGGGGTCATGGTGAGAAGAAGCTGCTCGCGAAGCGTGTCGCCGTTTGTGGTGACCGTGCAGTCATTAAGAGTGGCCGTCATATTGGTAAGCGCGCTCTGAAGAGGAAACGAGCAATACGAGAGGTCCTTTGCAGACACAGCAGTGCAATAACCAAGCTGCATAAATGCCTCATCGCCGTTAGCATTCATAAACCCAATATCCTGACTCTGCTGCACACCCATCGACGGCTCAGGGACATCGTAGTTCAGAGGGGTCTCGAACTGAAGCGTGACCGGGAGAAGGACCGTTCCACTCTGCTGGAAAATATTAACAACATACGAAGTGCCAGATCCAGAAACAACAACAGTACCAGGCGCCACCCCGCCACCAGACACACGCGCACCAGCTGCGATAGACGTCGATGTGCCAAGCGTCAAACCGGTTCCGGTGATATAAGACGACGCAACAGACTGAAGACCCTTCAGCGACAGCGAGCGAGGGCCGCCATAGAAAAGCTGGGCCGTGAAGTTAAGCGTAGCCGACAGCTGCAGCTTGCGGTCCACGAAGACGTTGAGCGACGGAACCAGAACCTGGAACGTCATCTGGCTCGAATTCGCGGAAATGGCCTGGAAGGGCGCAACGCTCACGGAGAGCGCGCCCTTCTGGACGGCATACGCGGGCTCATCCTGCTGCAGGCGCGGGTCGTACACCGCGATCTTCGAAATCGTGCTCATTCTGACAGAGTGTTAAATCTGATGACCAGCTTGAGTGGGGTGGCCAATTGTGGGATTACACACTCTAAAGCCACAGAAAGGCTTTCTTTTGCAACTACTGCTAAACTTAAATCCCAGCCTTGATCTCAAACTGGAAGCGCATGAACACAGACCCGCCGTTCGAAATCGTCATTGGTCGAAGCGCGTTCGAGTTCTTCATCCGCATCATGATCTGGTAATCAAACGTCTTGAAAACCGTACCGCTCTGGAGAGAACACCGCACGATTGCCTGGGGCTCAAACACGATCTCATTGCGGTACTCCTGGCCGACCTGGTTCGTCGCCTTGACCACATACTCACCCAGAATCTTAAGAGTGTTTCCGTTGGACGAACCCCTGTCAGTAAACACGTCACCCAGGAAGTACGTTGGTGAGACCTCGTCGCTGAGAATAGGAATCTCACCCGCAACAACGACTAGCGTATCCACGGGGTTCCAGAGAAGTCCAACCGACGGATAATCTTGCGGGAACGTGTAGATATAGGGCGTGTTTCCAGCCACGCGGCCATACGGCAAATAGGACGTCGTGGCGATTGTAGGTGTCACATACGGCAAAGGCTGCGAAACCGCTAGGCCCGCGGCGTTGGCCTGTGGATTGTAGCGCACGTACGCCGTTGTGATCTGGGTGATCGGATCAAGATAAAGCAAGCGCAAGGCGGGCCAGTTACCGAATAGCTGGTGGAAATAATCATCCACTTCAACACTTAGCTTCTCGTCGTACGCCCTCGATGGGTGGCGAGCAACCGTATAGGGTGCCGCATTGATTGGTGCGGTACCGGTCAATCCCCACGAATCGCGAGCCTGGTCGTTGAGTGATGTATTGATCTCAAGCTGGCCGTAATTTTGTGCGTTAATCGAATCATCGATAAATCCGCCATACCCGTCGTCGACGTTCGTAGCGCTCGTTCCGCCAAACCCATAGCTATCAAGATTCAGAACAAAGAGCTGTGTAGATGGGTTAAATGTGACATATGGAGCCGCCGTAGCAACTGCGGGCAAGTTTGGTGCGATCTGAAGTGTGCCAGCAGATGAAACATACGTTCCCGCTGCAGTTGCTGCCCAGCCTCCGCTTGATGGATCATTGACAGTGCTTCCGGCTGCAGTCACGGTATAGACCGTTGGAATGGGTGCGCGTCTGTAGATAATGTAAATGGCGCCATCGGCTCCAGCACCGGCAATAGCACTTCCAGCCCCAGCCCCGCCACCTCCGCTACCAAAAATACCTCCACCCGACGGTCCAGTTCCCGCCGCGCCAATAGATCCACCAGTTCCAGCAGTTGAATTCAAGTTTGGAATTCCTCGCGTGGCCCCACCGCGCCCGCCAAAAGGACCCGCTGTACCAGCACCCCCACCCGCACATAAAATTACAGACTGACCACCCACGGTCAAGGGGGTTCCACTACCTCCATCAATCGGAGACAAGGCTGGAGTGCCACTACCCACACCACCCACTCCTGTTCTGTCGCCACCTTTACCACCAAGTGCGGTGAGAATAACTGGCCCAGCGGGGGTTGTAGGACCAAACGTCGAGCTGCCACCGTCTGCTCCTGGCACGCCTACACCCCCTACTCCAGGGGTACATGTGTATATGGTACCAGGGACAAAATCCAATGTTGTAACAACAAGTTGGCCAGCGTTTCCTCCACTTCCACCTCCGCCACTAATACCAACATTACCAGCGCCACCACCGCCAATAAGAATTACAGTTGCTGTGACTGCTGATGTTGCCGCAACTGTAAAGGTCGCAGCTGTCGAGGAAAAAAGAATAACCCAGCTTGGGTCTGCGGATGTTAAAGTTGATGCACCGCCAGATCCGGTTATAAACGCAGATGGGTATGAAGACGCAGGCGTTGAATATGTAACGATATCACCTGTATAGTACCTTTGACCAGGGACGTAAGAAGAAACGACCGAAGTTCCACAGTCCATCCAGATACTCGGATTGGTGGAAGGATTGACGGCAGTGTTTGCATAAAGCGCATAGTACGCACGTCCGTTAAACGTGACTGCATCTCCAACGCTATACGAAAGGTTGTTAGACCAAAACCCAGTATTACAGTTGGCCGCACAGACCGCCTGGATCTGGCGCTGTAAACACTGCTCCGACAATGGAATGGTTCCGTTGTTATCAAAGGGGTCGTAGATGACACGCTGGAATGTAGGATTGATGCATTCGTTTAGGAAATGCTGATACGAATAGCAGTCAAAATAGGTAGGAGATGTGCTGCTTCCGTCCTTCACCTCCTGCTCCGTCGGAATCTGAAGAACTCCTTGGTCCTCTGGAACCCATCGAACAGTTTTATACGCATACAAACTCACCGTGTTACGGAACGCAAGCTGGTACGCGCGAGGCGCAACAACGGTTACGGGTGAAGGCCCTGGCGGAATTGCAAAGATGGTATTCGGAACAAATCCGAGGACCTTACACGCCTGAAGGATGCCGCGTTTAGACGGATGGGTCGCATTTGCGTAATTCTGTGCGATCTGTCCGTTTTGCTGGCCGTACGAAGCAGGAAGTGTGAAGTCGAGGTAGACAGTCCGCGACGTGCTCGAATTCACAAACGAGTAATACTGTGTCGTGGTTGACACGCCTGCAGCGGGCACGGTCACAGTCAAGATACCCAAGCCTGCGTTGCTGAACAGCGTATTCAGGCGAGACGCAACGTTTGCAGCTGTCGTGTCGCTTGAAGACCCGAGGGTTGAGCAGTCAATAAACCCGCTAATGCGTGCACCGTTGCCAGTTGCAGGCAGGGTCGTTGCTACGTAAAACGGAATACATCCAGTCGTTGGCCATGACGCGAGAGCAAGGTCCAAGGCCGGGAGGATACTGCTATTCGTCTCGGTGGTGTACACAGGGCCGGTCCACGTGTAAGCAAGGCCAGGCTCGGCGCTAACCTCCCAGAACTTCTGACCGTTCTCCATGATGAGCTTCGAAGGCTTAGGACAGAACAAGGGAATGTCGTTGGTCGTTACAGTGCCGCGCACAAGAGCCACCGTATAATCGCCCGTGCTTCCAAGCAAGGGCTGGAGGCGCGGATCGCGAAAGCGCGCATACCGGCCATGAGCACCGCTTGTGGTGACACCAGCATCAACACTCGTTGTCACAAGGATGTTGGTATCATAGTGAATTGAGTCGCGCGTGCGGGTAATGAGACCTGAAGAGATGGTCTGGTCATACGTGTTGCCGCCCAGGTCACCCAATCCTCGGCCTCGCTTGTAGTGACTCATGATGACCGCACTCGGAAGCGCAAGGTCTATCGGGATTTATGAAAGAAGCGACTGGATCGAAGTGACCTATCTAATGCAGCCAACCGCTTGACCGGTCTTATTAGACACTTCGATCCATTTGTTCCGTGGACTTCGTGGCCTTGACGCGCTGGCACTGGAAAATGCCGAAATCACTCCATGACCTGAGTGAATATGCCCTTGGTGAAGATGACCTCCGGAAACTCCTTGGCAATGTCCCTATCTATCGTTACCCCGAGCTTGAAAATATGTCAAGCCCTGAAGAGATGTTTAAAGGGCACGACGCCGTGATTCTTCTTTTTTTGACCGAGGACCAGGACACTGGGCACTGGCTTGCCGTGTTGAACCATCCTGATCACTATGAGGTTTTTGATAGCTTTGGTGTTGCAATCGATGGAAACCGCACATGGCTTAGCAAGGCCGAGCAGTTGGAGTTTGATCAGACCGCGCCCTTGTTACGACAGCTACTTGCCAAGGGTCACAAGCCCGTCACACATAACACCACTAAGCTTCAACAGGATGAGTCGGATACGTGCGGCCGTTGGGTCGCCGCGCGGATCCTCAACCGCGCAATGCCGTTACCGCAATTCGTGTCGATGATGAAGGGTGGAGCCGGGAAGCCCGACGACACCGTGACGCGGATGATTTATAGTTTATTGGGGAAGTAAGTGGCACACGTGGTCAACCGGGGTTGGGCGCTTAAATGGTCTATTTGAAAACAGACGGACAGTGTATTAGGCTCGTACTTTCCCCTCTAGCTCAAATTCACACGTCGACCCACACGTTGCACAATGAGCGAGACTTCGAGCGTCGCCGGGACTCGCGTGTCAGTCCTGTCAGCTGCATCTCTTGGAGCGCGCGCACGCGCCTGGCTTTTTTCAGTGCGGACGCACAACGTCAACTACGACCCGCCTGCGATTACGGACGAGTTGAAGGAGCGCGTGACGTTTGCGTGCGGGCAGCTCGAGGCTCCGCCGTCGCCGCAGTTCGGTGCGCACGCGCGCGCTGCGGATCCCACCGACGACGAATCCAGCCAGAGCAGCTCCGATAGCAGTGATAGCGATTCTAGCAGTGCCAGCAGTAGCAGCGATGGCAGGGATGAGGATCTTACGGTTAAACGCGCTATTCTGTTCAAGGGCTATATTGAGTTTACGGAGCAGGTGCGGCTCGGCGCCGTTCGCCACTGGATTGGACATGGAGGCGAGGATTTCCGGCCCGCCTTTGTCAAGGATCGCGACCAGCATATCCGCGTGCGCACCAACTCCGAGACTCGCTTCCGCTCTAGGATTGATCTGATCGCGCGCCCGCACTGGCAAATCGGAAAAGGCGTGCGACCCGAGCAGGGCGCGCGCACCGACTTTGAGGCCATCCGTGAAATTCTCCGCGAGCACGGACCCGAGGAGGGGATCCGGCAAGTCGCCGAGCGCTTCCCGGGCCAGTTTATCCGATACCCCAGCGGTATCACGCAGCTCGCACAGGCAGTGGTGCCACGTGTGCGGGAGGACGCGGGCTTTGAGTTCCGGCCATGGCAGGCGGCTATTGTCAAGATTTGCAAGGGTAAGGCGCACTCTCGGCACATCTACTGGATTGAAGATCCGAAGGGCGCGGCCGGCAAGAGCCGTTTGACCACCTATATGTGCCGCGAAATGAATGCCGTTGAGCTGGACGGCCGCCAGTCGGATGCGGCCTTTTCCTACACGGGCCAGCCCATCGTGCTCTTTGACCTTGCGCGCGCCGTCGACCTGATCACGCTAAAGGATCTCTATATCGTCGGCGAGAAGTTGAAGAACGGGCAGATCTATTCGTCCAAGTACCAGTCGCGGCTAAAGGTGTTTGAGGTGCCACACGTGATCTACTTCTCCAACTCGCCGCCGCCCGTCGGCGTGTGGAGTGCGGACCGCCTGCAGCACATCCTACTGTCGGAGCACGTCCCCTTCTCAGTCGGCAGCGTTGAGATCGAGCCGGCGGAGCCCGAGGTTACGGGCGTCGACCTCTTTAAGCAGCTTTTGGAGGAGGCGGAGGCGGCGCGGGGAAAGAAGCGCGAGCGGGAGGACGAGGACGAGTAGAATTATATGGAGTATAAATTAAACTGGCGTTTAACCTTATACCCCTATTTATATTACTTAGGATTGTAGGGAAGATCGGGCAATCCCTGCGTCATTCTATTATACGACATTCCATATGTGTGCCCCGCTGCCTCCTTCTTCTGGTGAGCAACCGTATCAGCCTTTGCAACCTCAACAAGCTTGTCAAGTTTGTTGAACATGCGCGACAACACACCGTACGATTGGCCGGGCTTCTCCATATCATCCAAAACCTCGTCAAAGTCGTTAAGAGTCTTGAGACTTGGGTGGTACTTCTTACCAATCATCCGACGAGTCGCCCGCGCAGTCGTTAAAAGAGAACGGATCTCATCCGCATCCTCCTCGGGGCCACGGCCGCGAAGCTTGTGGCTCTTGTGGGCGCGCTTGGGCGCCATGCGTGGAACACAACGGGGCATTTTAGCGCACACTGTAACGACGTGGTGTGTGGCGAGGTCGACCAGCGCCAAGACCCTGAGTACTGTGTTGATCTAGGAAGTATTTAAGACCCCCAACGATTGGACCCATTGAAAGGTTCATCTGAGACTGCTTATTGCGAATCTCGGCCGGCAAAGTCAGAAACGGCCGCGACAAGTACCCAAGAACGTCGTTCTTAGCATACACGCGCTGGTTTGCCGTTTCCTCACGGCCCAACTGTAAGGCGCCGTTATACGACACGCCCTTGTAGATTAGTTTCCGTGAGATCAACAAATCCAAAAGTGCGGCGCCCAGCGAGTGCCCGGCGCCATAGAACACGTCGCCAGCGTACGTGCTCGTTAGCTGGTTCATGATGGACAGATCCTCCTGAAAGCGCGCGGACTGCTCAAGGCGTCCTAGAGCGATTGCCCCATCCGCCAGAATATCACGCGCATCCTGTGTTCCGCGAATTCCGACCAGAACGGTATTGTCGCGCTTCCACGCCTTAATTGTCGGGCTTGAGAACACCAAGTTCAACGAGTCACTGATTTCACTCTTAGGATCTTTGGAATATGCCTCATCCGCAGCATCCTTGAACGCCTGGCGGCTAGGCTCAAATGCCATTCCAAGTCATCACGCGGCAGGCGGAAGTGGACCCTGACCAGACGACGGTGGAGGCGGTGGAGGCCCAGGTGG